CGGTCAAGAACATCGGCCTGTCGACCGTCACACTGACGCCGCACAAGCTGTCGTGCATCACGGTCTATACCGAAGAAATGGCGATGTCGTCGGTGCCGGCGGTCGAAGGACTGCTGCGCAAGGCGATGGCTGACGATACGCAGTATTCGCTTGATGGATTCCTGATCGATGCCGTGGCGGAATCGGCAACCCGTCCGCCGGGGCTTCTGAATGGCGTCTCCCCGATCACCGCATCGGCGGCATCGACCTCACTTGACAAGATCATTGCGGACATCAACGCGCTGATTGCGCCGATCGAGGCGGCCGGCGGCGGCGGCAACATCGTGCTGATCATGAATCCGGCGCAACTGCGCAAGATGAACCAGGCGCAGACCACGACGGGAAACCTGGCTTTCAGCAATCCGTCCGATGCAGCGGCTAGGTTCGGCGTTAGCCGCATCATCGATTCGACCACAGTCGCGGCTGGCCGGGTCATTGCGGTCGATGCCGACTGGTTTGCCACCGCAACCGGCGATGCGCCACGCTTCAACGTCAGCGACCAGGCAACCCTGCACATGGAGGATACGACGCCGTTGGCAATCGGCACCACCGGTTCGCCGAACACCGTCGCGGCGCCGGCGCGCAATCTGTTCCAGACCGACTCGATCGGCATCCGGCTGTCGCTCTATGTCACCTGGATGATGGTGCGTTCAAGCATGGTGCAGACCATCGCTGCCGTTACCTGGTAGGAACCTCCCTCAGCCTGGCGGGCCGTCTCCTCCTCTTCCGGCCCGCCTCTTTTCGCAGGAGATTGAAATGCCCGATGACGATGTGGTGATCGAAGGCCTTTATGGCGACTATGCCGGCAAACGTCTCACCGTTGCGCCCGATGTGGCCAAACAGGCCATCGCCGATGGCTGGGCCAGGGATCCGTTCGGTGAGCCAGTGGAGCCGAAAGAAATGACCGACGAGGATCGCGACAAGATGCTGGTTGCCGCTGCCAAGGCCGGCCGCAAACTGCGCGGCGAGGAAGATGCCGACAGCCCGAAGGCGAAGAAAGAAACCAAGTCGCTGGAGGCCGACAAGCCGTCGGGCGACTACGAAATCCGCTCCACCATGCCGAAGTCCAAGTGAGAGATGGCGATTGCCGATCCGTTTCGCAGGGCATTGCAGCGCTTCACTGGCAAAAGCCTGGAAAGCGGCACGCCGGGCGTCGAGGGTCAGCCAAAGGCCGGTCCGTGGCTGATCACCACGGGCGAAAATCAGGGCTGGCTGCCGTCTGAATGGGGTTACTGGAATTTCTGGCAGATGGACCTCGACCCGCTGGCCGCCGGCGGGTCGGCCATCGTCGAGGCCTGCGTGGCGGCCTATGCGCAGACCATTGCCATGTGTCCCGGCGATCACTGGCGGGCGCTGCCCAACGGCGGCCGCGAGCGGGTGACCAATTCGGCGCTGTCGAGGATTCTGCGGCGGCCGAACGATTACCAGTCCCGCTCGGACTTCATCCTGAAACTTGCCGCTGATCTCTATCGTGACGGCAACACCTATGCGCTGGCCGTTCGCAACGACCGTTTTGAGGTGGCGGCGCTGCACCCGTTCGATCCGAAGCAGTCGCGGCCGCTGGTGGCGCAGGGCGGCGAGGTTTTCTATGAGCTGGCCGGCAACGACGTGATCGAGCGACAGTATGGCGGTAGCGTCGACCGCAGCCGCTTTCTCGGCCTCACCGGTTCCGGCACTTCGATCATTGTTCCAGCGCGTGACGTGTTACACGTGAAACTTGAAGCCAACCGCGGCCAGCCGCTGGTCGGGGTGCCGCCGGTGCGGCATGCGGCAAGCGCCATTGCGGCGCAGCGGGCGATTGGCAGCCAGCTGGTCAAGACATTCGGCAACATGAGTCGGCCTGCCGGCGTCATTGAGACCGATGTGGCTGTGACCACCACACAAACGAAAGAGTTCGGGCAGCGTTTCAATGAAGCCTGGCATGGCGTCGATAATCTGGCCGGCCGTCCACCGATCCTGCCGCCCGGCATGAAGTTCAAGGGCGTTTCGATGACGGCCCAGGAGGCCGACGTGGCGGCGACCATCAAGCTGACCCAGGAAGAAATCTTCATGGTCTACGGCGTACCGCCGGCCATCCTCGGCATGACCGACAAGGCAAGTTTTGCCTCGACCGAGGCGCTGATGCAGTTCTGGCTGGCGCGCGGGCTCGGATTCGCCATCAATCACATAGAAGTAGCTTTCGATCATTTCTTCGGGCTCAGATCATGGCCGGACGAATGGGTCGAGTTCGACACCGCGGCGTTGCTTCGCGTGGCTTACAAGGATCGCATCGAGGCGCTGGCGCGGGGCGTGCAAGGCGGCATCTATGCGCCGAACGAAGCCCGCAACGCCGAGGATCTGCCCGACGCACCGTTCGGCGACGAGCCAAGGGTGCAGCAGCAGGTGGTGCCGCTATCGGCATGGGACAAGGCGAAGCCGGAAACGCCGCGGCCCGATGCACCGCCGCCGCCACCACCGGCGGCTGAGGCGGAAGAGAAACCGGAAGCGCAGGAAGAGGAACCGGAGCAGGCGAAGGCGGCAAAATTCGATGAACGCGCATTCGAACTGGGCGAGACCGAGCATGTCACTTCAAGAGCAGCTTGATGATCTCAGCCGCTATCTCGGTCGCCGGTTCGCCGAGGAACGCGAGCGGCTGACGACAGCCATCGGTGAAAGCATCAACATCGAGCATGACCGGATATCGGCGGCAATCGATGAAATGCGGTGGGGCGGCGGCGAAACTCTGGTGAAATTGCAGGGCGATATTGCCGCCGCTGTTGAGGAAGTTGCCAAAGTATGCGGCGAAGCCGATGCCGCGTTGGGCATCAGACTGGATGAGTTGACCCAGCGTGCGGACCTCGTTCCGCCGGTAGTAGAAGAGATCAGCAATCGTGTTGCTGATTACATGGAATTCCGCGAACAGACCGAATCGCGCATTGATGAACTGGTCACTGAGGTCGCTGCGGCTGAGGAACGGCTGGCCGTGCAGACGCTGGAAAAACTGCGCGAGGAGCGGCTGGAGGCACAGGAGCAGTTACTTGCGGCCCGCCGCCGCTATGACCGGCTGTGTGAGGATATGACCGAGCGTCTGGCCGCTCTGAAGGACGGCGAACCGGGACCGGCCGGTGAGCCGGGACCCGAAGGGCCACGCGGTCCTGATGGTCGCACCGGTGAGGCGCGCGGCAAATACGACCCGGACGACGCCTACGCGAAACTTGACCGTGTGTCATTCAACGGGTCGGAATGGATCGCGCGCTCGGACGATCCTGGGCCACTGCCCGGCGACGGCTGGATGCTGGCGGCACGCGCCGGTAGCCAGGGGCGTTCTGGTGAGCGCGGCCCGAAAGGCGAGCGCGGCGAGGCCGGCGCTGGCATTACCGGCATTGCCTGTCGTGACTGGTCGTTGGTGTTGCGGCTGACCGACGGCCGCGAAACCATCGTTGACCTCAGACCCATGTTTGAACGCTACGACCAGGAGCGCGGCGAGTGAGCTATACCGCGACTCCTGACTGGACCACACTGCCGGCGGCGCTGCTGGACATGGCCAAGCAGCATTTGCGCGTCGATCACTCGGTGGAGGATGCACTGATTACCGACAAGCTGGCGCAGTCGATCGGGCTGCTCGAGCATGTCTGGGGGCTGTCTATCTTTTCGGCTGCAGTCGACTGGCAGCCGGATCTGGCAACCGGCGCCGCAAGCTACCAGTGTCCGTTGCAGCCGGTATCGGCATTCACGGTGGTGGCGGATGCAGTCGACGTCTCGTCGGAATATGCGCTCGAAAGCGCCAGCCTGACCGAGCCGGTATGGCTGGTGCACAGCGACGGCACGGCATTCGCGGCCGATGCCGCGATAACGCTCACTGCCGGCTATGCCGATATGGCCAGCCTGCCGCCGCCGATGCGGGCCGGCATTCTGCGCGTCGCCGGCATGCTCTACGAGCATCGCGAATCGGTGACAGCGCTCGATCTCGAACAGATGCCGTTCTGGATCAGCGATTTGCTCAGCGGGCTATGGGTTCCGCGCGCATGAAGACGGCGCTGACCACGATCGACAATCCATATTACTCGGCGGACCATCCGGAAAGCGGGACCAATCCGCGCCAAGTGACGGCCGTGGTCAACCTGCGCGAATCCTCGGTATCGACGTTGGCCGCGCATGGCATTCTCGATCTTGCCCAGGTGCAGGCGGCGATCCGTTTTCGCCACGCTTGGGAGACGGTCGGCGGCATCGGTAGCTCTTCGGCGGCTTTTGGCGAACGGGTGGATATGAGCCGCCGCCCCACTGGCATCGCCGAGCGTCGGTTGCAGGCAGCGGCGGATCTGCGCTTTTGCCGGCAGCTGCTCGGCGCGCATGGTTATATGTTGGTTGGCCGCATCTGCGGCGATGGCGAGCATATCCGCGATATCTGTCGAACCCGGCGCCAGCGGGATACGGCGCACGACATGCTGAAGATCCACCTCGCTGCTCTGGCTGCATCCTGGAAGCATTGAGCATGCGCACGCTTCGGCGTATGCTGTGCCATTCCCACAAATTGCGAGCAGACGAATGATCACCGGCAAAGTCAGCGGCGACCGGCAGACGGCCGCCAACCTGCGCGCGCTGGCAAAACAGGTCAGCGTGCCACTCAATGCCTCGTCGCGGTTTGCGCTGCAGCCGACGCTCAAGGCGGCCAGGCAGAACGTGCTTAGGCTGCCGCTCAAGGAAACCACCGGGACCTTGGCTCGCTCGCTCACCATCAAGCGCAACCCGCGTTCCTCGAAGGTCAACCCGATGCACCGCGTCGGGCCGGATGCCGGGGTCGAGCGGGAAACAAGGTTCGGCAAGCGCAAGCCGGTGAAATACGCGCACCTGGTCGAGTTCGGCACCTCGGGTCACATGATCGGCAACCGCCTCCATCCCGGCACGCGGCCGCAGCCGTTCCTGACGCCGGCCTATTTCTCCACCCGCAATGAGGTGGTGAGACGGTTCGGTGACAAGATCGGCCCGGAAATGGAAAAACGCGCCGCCAAGCTGGGCAGGAAGACGACCAAATGACCGTCATCGCAATGGCAGCCGGGCAGCTCGACCGCCGCATCGAGCTGCAGGCGGCGACCATCGTCAACGACCCCGACTATAATGAGGAGGTGCTGACCTGGGCGACCTATGCGACGGTGTGGGCGAAGATGGAATTCCACCGCTCGTTCGAGGCCGAAGCGGTGGCGCGTGAATATGCGCAGATGGCGCTGTTCTTCACCATCCGCTGGCGGCCTGACGTTGATGCCGAGCACCGCATCATTTTCGACGGCGATACCTATGAGATCATCGGGCGGCCGCGCGAGCTGGGCCGCCGGCAAGGGCTGATGATCGAGGCGAGGCTGGTCGAATGAGCGGCGTCTCGCTCACCATCAAGGCGCTGCTGGTGCCGTCGCCGGTGACCGGGCTGGTGGCCAACCGCATCTATCCGCTGCCATTGCCGCCGACTACAACGCTGCCGGCGATCGCCGTGGCCATGTCGGCCGAGGACGAGGAAGTCCTGTTGCAGGGCGCTTCGGTCTATCCCGAAACCTCGGTGCAGGTGCATTGCATTGCCGCCAAGGCATCGGCCGCCATCGATCTCGGCGAGGCGGTGCGCGACCATCTGCGTGATCTGCATTACGTGTCGGCCGACGCGCAGCCCGTGCATGCATCGTTCCAGAAGGACTCCGTCGACTTCACCGACTATGCCGACGACCTCACCACGCACCGCCGCGTGATGGCGTTCACCCTGCGCTGGCGCAGCAGCGCATAACTCAGGAGCAAAACCAATGCCTCAGACCACCGGCTTTACCGGCATCGGTGCCGAATTGCAGATCGGCGACGGCGCCACACCGACCGAAGTGTTCAACGCGGTCGGCAACGTCACCTCGATCAACCTCAACACCGAGGCCGACCAGGTCGACGCCACCCATCTTCTATCCACCTCCGGCTATCGGGAATACAAGCAAGGCTTCAAGTCGGCCTCGGTCGACTTTGAGTATCACTTCGATCCCGACAACCCCACCCATGACGACACCGACGGCATGCTGGCGGCTTACGATTCCGGCGAGTCGCGCAACTTCAAGATCGACTTCACCGGCGCCGACAACAGCGGCGTTGGGGCGCCGACCACCAACGGCGTCTGCTCGTTCTCCGGTGTCGTTACCGCGCATTCGGTGTCGGTGTCGGAAGGCATGGTGACCGGATCCGGCACCATCTCGATGTCATCGTCGCCGACCTGGGGCGCCGCCTCATGACGGCCAATCGCTTCAATGGCGAGGTCGAGGCGCCGGAATTCGGCGACGGCTATACGCTCAGGCTCGACATGCGCGGCCAGGCGGAACTGGAAAGCCAGTTCGGAGACATCGATTTCGCCTGGAAGGTGCGCAACGGGCTGGCGGTGCTGTCGGCGACCTACCTGGTGCCGTTCCTCAAGGTGGCGCTCAGGAAGGACGGCGAGCGGATCAAGGAAGTGCCGGAGCTGCCGACGCCAATCGCGCCGATTGCCACCCACTGCCTCGATTGCCTGGCGCTGTTCCATTACGGCAAGAGCCACCAGGCGTGGGTCGACGACATGGCAGCCGCTGCAGCGTCCAGCAACAGCAAAAACCCTACGACGGGCACGAAAGCCTTACCGGGTGGCTGATGAGCCTCGCCTTTCGTGCCGGGATCCCGTTGAGCGAGTTCTGGGCGATGACCGCGCACCAGGTGATCGCGGCGTTTACAGTGACGCATGAGGACGCTTACCGGCTGGCCTGGCGCATCGCTTACTTCGGCCGCGTCGGTCACCGGCATTTCCCGAAGAGCGAAGAGGCGATCTTCCGTCGACGCAGTGTCGGCAAGCGGCAGACGCTGGACCAACAGTATCGCATGGCGCAACTGATTTCGAAGGTGATGCACTAGATGGTCGCGACCGTCGGCTCGATCTCGATCGACCTTTCCACCAATACGGTGAAGTTCGCCAATGGCTTCAAGTCGGCGGCCACCACCGTCGAGCGGCAATCGGCGCGGATGTCGAAGGCCGTCAAGGGAATCGGCGGCATCATGCAAGGCTTTGTCGGCGGCATTGCCGGCGGCGTGGTTTCGCAGCTGTTTTCGGTGTCCGGAGCGATCGATGCATATACAAAATCACTTTCCAGGCTCAGTGACGTCGGCAACCGGGCCAAGGCCGCCGGGCTGGGAACCGATTTCTTCCAAGGGCTGTCGCATGGCGCGGCGCAGGCCGGCACGGACACCGAGTCGCTTAGTGCCGGACTGGAGACGTTCGCCAAGAACGTCGGCAAAGCCCGCGAAGGGACGGGCCAACTCTTTTTCGGACTGCTGAAGCTCAATCCGGAACTCCTGAAAGCGGTGCTCACCGCCGGCGACCAGGAACAACGGCTGAAGCTGGTCGCCGACGCGATGAGCCGGACGTCCGACGCCACTCAGAAGGCGGCGCTGGCAGCAGCGGCATTTGGCGAGAACGGCGATAAAATGATTGACGTGCTGGACGGTGGCCGCGCTTCGCTTGACGAATTCACGGCGACAGCTAGGAAACTCGGCGTCATTGTCACTGAAGACGATATCAAGCGGGCCGACAGTCTTAAAAAGGAACTGGTCGCCATAACAGAGATTGTCGGCATCAGGCTGAGCAAAGAGCTTGTGAAGATGGGTCCGTTGATCAGCCAGGGACTGATCAAGGGCGCCGAAGCGCTGGCGAGCTTCATGCAGGAAATCGAGCAATTCACCAATTCCGAGTTTTATAAATTCCTGCAGAAGTCTCCGACTCAAATCGTCTCAGAAGTCATGGAGAACTTCAAGGACGCGGAGGAAACGTCAGCCGAGGCAATCGAGCGGCTCAATGCCGAGATCAGGGAACAGACAGAACTGCTCGATAAACTGGCCACGCACGCGAACGATCCGGTCATGGCGCTTCGGTTCGAGCGCGAACGCGAAGCGCTTGTGAAAATGAACAAGGAACTGGTGGACACGATCCGGTTGAGCCGTGGCGCCACCGAGGAGCAGATGGCCTTGTTCCAGGCCTTCCGCGCCGGGGAAGCTGCATCAAGGGATATGTTCGGCGGTGGCGGAGGCGCTGGCGGTGGCGGCAATCTGCCTCGCGTCTGGCATGGCACCGACCTGCAAGGCGCCGGGATCGACGAAGATGTCATGAACAAGATCGAGGATGCCATCCACGAGGAAACCGGCGCGACGAAAGACGTGCGCCGCCAGGTCGAGCGGCTGGACTCCAACATCGGCGGCTATATCGGCAACCTCAGCAGTGCCCAGAGCTTCAGTTTCGCCAACCTCAACGACGCCATCGCCGCGCTCGGCCACCGGGTGGTCGAGGCGGCGAAGATCAACGTCGACCCGAACTTCCGCTTTTCCGGCCTCGGCGGCAGCGACCCCGGCCGCAGCGGCGACAGCTGGGCCGGCCGCCGCTATTCGTACAAGGTTTATCCGCTCAACATCCCCCTCGACACGATGGGAACACCGGCCGCCATGCAGCAGCCGATCGCCGAGGCCGGCGAGGCGGCGGGCACCGTCAATGTCTCGATCATGGTGAAACCGGTCATGGAAGGCACCAGGCTGTCGGCGCAGTCGGCGGCCGAGATCAAGCAGGCCGCCTCGGCCGGCACCGAGGCCGCGCTGAGGGCCTACCATGGTCGATAACATCGTCCTCGACGAACGGGTGTCGCTCGGCTTCCGCGGCGGCCCGACCTTTCTCACCGACAAGCTGGTGATGGTGAACGGCCAGGAACGCCGCATGCAGAGCCGCGACGTGGCCATTCATGTCTACACCTGGCACTACCAGAATACCTCGCGCGCCATCGAGGCCTCGCTGAAAGAGTTCTGGTTTGATCGCCGCGGCGATTTCAAATCCTGGCTGTTGAAGGACCACGCCGATTATTCGGCCACCGCCGAGCCGACCGGCGTCGGCACCGGCGCGCTGACCACCTTCCAGCTGATCAAGACCTACACCGCCGGCTCCAATCCCTATCAGCGCACCATCCGCCACATCAAGTCCGGCACGCTTGCGGTCTATGTCGATAGCGTACTGCAGACGCCGACCACCCATTACACGGTCTCCTCGACCGGGCTGGTCACCTTCGTCTCGGCGCCGGCCAACGGCGCGCTGGTCACCGCCTCGTTCGAGTTCTACGTGCCGGTGCGTTTCGATGGCGACCGCTTCCAGTCGATCGTCGACTACCAGCCGCAGATGGACATCATCTCGGTCGAGGATCTGACGGCCATCGAGATCGTCCCATGAGGGCGTGGAACTCGAGCCTGACCACGGCGCTGGCGGGCGCCGAGCTGCGCCGCTGCATGCTGGCCGAGCTGGTGAGCCGGTCGAATGTCACCGTGCGGCTGACCAGTCATGACGTCGACATCGTCGCCGGTGGCCAGACCTTCCAGAAGACGCCCGGCTTTACCTGCTCGCGGCTCACCGTCAGCCATGGCGGCACGCCGGCCACGCTCGATCTGCAGATTCCGTTTTCCGACGACGGGCCGATCTACACCGACCATGTCCGGCGCGGCGCCTGGCGCGGCGCGGTGATCACCGTCTGGCTCACCCTCACCGACAATCCTTCGGCGCGCGAAATCCTCGGCAAGGGGCTCATTGGCCTGACCGGCTTCACCGATCGTCTCGACGGGCGCATCGAGCTGTTGACGCTGGCCGACGCGCTGAAGGACATCGTGCTGTTCACCATCCAGCCGAAGTGCCAGTACAAGCTCTATGGGGCGCGCTGCGGCGTCGACGAAACGACGAACCGCTTCGCCGCGACGGTGGCGACAGCGGCCAGCCGCCGCCGCTTCACCGCCTCGGTGATGCCGGCCGCCGGCCATACGTTCAAGCTCGGCAAGGTGACCTGGACGACCGGCGACAACAGCGGCTGGGAGGGTTGGATCCGCAACTGGGACGCCGGATCCCATCAGTTCGACATGGTCACCGATTTCCCCTTCGACATCGCGGTCGGGCACCAGTTCTGGGCCAGCCACGGCTGCGCGCAGACGCGCGCTTCGTGTATTTCCTTCGACAATGTCGATCGCTTCCCCGGCTTTGAATTCGTCTCCAACTGACGGACGCTGATGTTCTACCTTGGCCCCAACCTGTTCGCGCCGTTCGTGCTGAAGCCGACCACCGCCAGGCCGGCGGACGGCGTCACCGCGCGCACCATGACCGAGCAGATCAGGGCGACCACCATGGGGTCGGCGATCCCCTATGTGATCGGCACCGGGCGGGTGGACGGCCTGTATTTCATCGGCGGCATCGTCACCGAGACCATCAGCACCTATCACGAGGAACTGGAACTGGCGCCGTCGGTGTTCGACCGGGTGAGCATCACCACGCCGGTCTATACGACGGTGCCGACCGGCGCGCCGCGAGCCACCTATTCGGCGCCCGACATCAATATCGACATGAACGCCTACCAGACGGTGACCGTCGAGGAGAAAACCACCAGGACAAGCGCGCATGTCGGCTACATCCTGGCCTATGACGCCTACGAGCGCGGCTATGATTTGATCCAGCTGCAGGTCGGCGGCGAGATCGTCTTCGACACCGAGAACGGCATCGGCGCCGGACTGCAGTTCCGGTTCTACGGCGGCCGCCAGGATCGCGTCGATCCGCTGCTCACCGAGCTGATCGGCGACGAGGCCGGCGCCTACCAGAATTTCGTCATGGTGTTCCTGGAAGGCTACGAGTCGTCGAGCGCGCCGAGCGTCAGCGCGGTGATCTCCAACGCGGCGACCGACCAGCCCGAGGACCGCGAACTCGAATGGACTGGCGCCCCGCCGCCAGGACCGTTCGGGGGTGATTCGGCCGGCGTCATGGCGGCCTATGATCCGGTCGACAGCGTCCTCTACCAACTGCTCAGCCAGACGGAGCTGCCCGGCGTCTCGGCGATCTGGCTGGTGGTTTTCGATCTCAATACCCGGTTCGAATCGTACCGCGTGGCGCTGGCCGACTCGTCGGCCTATGCGACGCAGTCCCAATGGATCATGGCCATTCGCGGCTCGGGCCATGTGCTGGTCAGGCTGGCGAAGTTCGGCAATCCGAAACTCACCCGCGTCTACAACGCCACCACCGGCGCCGTCGTCGCCGAGTATGAGGAATCGCCGGAGGCTCTCAACTGGAAAATGGGCATGCCGTTCGGCGACCAATACGTGTTCATCGGCCACGACCTGGCGCCGAGCACCGACACCACCGCCCATGCCGTGGTCGATCTGGCGCTCAGCAGCCTCGACGTCACCATCGACGCGACCCTGGTGGCCGGCAATGTCGCGCGCGGCCGCACCACCGGCAGCAGCGTTTCCTTCTTTGTCCTCGGCGCTTCGCCTGATCACTTTGTCACCGAGACCGTCTTCGATGGCACGGCGTGGACCAACACGGTCGTCTACAATGCGCCATCCCCGAATGCGCTGACCGGCATCCAGTACGATGAGCAAAGCGGCTACCTGGTCGCCATCGAGGAAGAGTCCGGCACCTTTCATGTCCGCTGCATCAATCCCGATACCGGCGAGGTGGCCGAAACATTCTCGCTCGGCGCCGTCAGCTATTTCATCGTCACCGGCCTGTTCTCGACCGGCACCGAGCGCTACTGGCCGCGGCCCGGTTTCGTCTTCATGCAGAAGGGCAGCATCGACGCCGACGGCAGCGTCTGGCTGTTCAGCATCGAGGAACAGGCGCTGGCCCTTTACGCCGAGAAGGACTCCGTCGACAATCTGAGTTTCACCACCGGCATCTTCGACCAGAACAGGCTGGTCTGGTACGAGAGCATCTACGACGACCACTGGGTCGAGCACGCGTTGCCCAACCAGCTGCCGGGCCTCATCGACCTCGAGGACATCGTCACGGACACGATGGCGCTGTCTGGCTTCGAGGCCAGCGACCTGTCGTTCAGCGGCTTTTCCGGCCTGTCCAGCTACGGCTACGTCATCAAGAGCGACACCAACATCCAGGCGGCGGTGCGCTCGCTCGCCGATGTCTATGATTTTTCCTTCTGCGATACCGGCAGCGGCTTCGTCTTCAAGAAACCCGGCCGCGACGATGTGGTGACCATCGACACGACGTTTGCCGCCGAAGACCTGGTCGAGCGGCCGGACGGCGCGGTGCAGTCGCGCGACGAGGCCAGCCTGCGAACGCCGGCTCACATCGAGTTCGAATATGTGTCCAAGGACGCGCGCTACCAGGTGCGCCCGGCCTCGTTCACCATGCCGACCGGCGTGCTGCCGTCGATCATGATCGAGCGGTTTTCGACGCCGGTGGTGATGACCGACGCTTCCGCGCAGCAGCTGGTCACCGAAAAGTTCTTCGAGGCGCAGCAGGACCGGCGTGACCACAATTGCACGGCGGCTCCCGAGCATCTCATCCTGCTGCCCGGCGACATCGTGTCGATTCCCTCCGGCGCGCTGAACTTCATCGCCAAAGTGAACAGCGTGGCGCTGGAGCTGCGCAACATGTCGGCGGAGATCGGCGCCATCGATTTCCAGACCGAGGTGGCGGCGGAGATCACTGCGGTCACCAACAATGTCGGCGTGCTGACGCAGTTCTCGCTCGCCACCCAATATGTCCATCTCGACATTCCGCTCTACAACTATGCCGACGACCTCGGCGGCGGCCTGGTGCAATACGGCATGCTGGCGTCGAAGGGAGCGGAGAACTGGGCCGGCGGCATTCTTTATTCGGGGCCGGCGCCGACCGAGCTGGCGGCGAAATTCGACCAGGCGCCGCATGGCGGGGTGATCGGTTCCTGCGTCGACGTACTGGTGGCGCCGCCGTCTGACTTTGCCGGCGACTTCGTCAACTCGGTGACCATCAACGTTACCTCCGGCGATTCCGACCTGCTGGTCGAGCGGCCGGAAAGCGAAGTCATGGAAGGCGCCAACATGTGCGCCATCGGCCAGGAAGGCCGCTGGGAGCTGCTCGGCTTCACGACGGTCGAGGACAATGGCGACGGCTCGTTCACCCTGTCCGGTTTCGCGCATCGCGGCTATCGCGGCACCGAAGTCTATGCCGATGATCACGCGGCCGGCGACCTGTTCGTGCTGCTCAACCTGGAATGGCTGCGCCGGGTGGCGCATCCGGTCACCGACCTCGACGACACGTTCTACTACAAGGCGGCCGGCAGCCGGCAGAATCCGGCCGGCCTCACCGTGCTGCCGCACACCATCGCCGGCGCCGCCGAGACACCCTATGCGCCGGTCAACCTCGCTGCGGCGATCGCCGGATCCGACATTGCGCTCAGCTGGGATTACCGGTCACGGCTCGACGCCTGGGAGATGTTCGACGTGGCGCCGTCGAGCGGCGAGGCGACGCTGGCCTTCGAGGTCGACGTCATGGACGGCGCGACGGTCGTGCAAACGATCACTGCCGCCACCAACAGCGCGACCTATCTGGCGGCCGATATCGCGGCGGATTTTGGGTCGATGCCGGCCTCGCTGAGCTTCCGCGTTTACCAGATGTCGGCGGTGGTCGGCCGCGGCCATCGCGCCGAAGAGACAGTCACCCTATGAGGCAACCATGACCATCGAGCAGAAAATCCCGCAGGCGGTGCCGGTGGCGCAGGGCCAGGTGACCACCGGCATTACCGCCATCAACAACCGGTTCGACCGCGTCGAATCGGCGGCCTTCGGCTTCGTGACTTACCCGGTGAACAGTACCACTATGACGATGACCTCGGCGGTGTTCTGGGAGGGCAGCTATTTCGAGGCCACCGTCGGGTCGCCGGCGCCGGGCGGCGCGGTGACCATCGACGTTCCGGCCGAGGAGCGCGGCCTGTTCAGCATCCTCAACAATTGCGGCGAGGATATCTCGGTTGGGATCTCCGGCCAGTCGGAAACGCCGCCGACGATTGCCGACGGCAGTCTCGGCACGCTGGTTTCCGACGGCGTCAACGTGCGCGCAGCGGGCGGCGGTGGTGGCGGTGGCGGTGGTGCGCCAAGCAGCGCCGATTACCTGGTCAAGACCGCCGATGGCGCGCTGAGCGCTGAGCGGGTGGTCACCGACAGCGCCACCATCACCGCCGACTGGTCGACGGCGGGCGTGGTGACGTTCAATGCTGTCGCCGCCGCGCAGCCGTTCGATCTGATCGTCGCCTGTTCCGACGAGGTGACGGCGCTCGCCACCGGCACCGCCAAGATCACGTTTAGGATGCCGGATGCAGTGACGCTGACGGCGGTGCGCGCCTCGCTGGTGACCGCGCAGACCTCCGGCTCGATCTTCACCGTCGACATCAACGAAGGAGGCACTTCGGTGCTGTCGACCAAGCTCACCATCGACAACACCGAAAAGACCTCGACCACGGCCGCCACAGCAGCCGTCATCTCCGACAGCGCGCTAGCCGACGACGCCGAGATGACGATCGACATCGACCAGATCGGTGACGGCACCGCCAAAGGCTTGAAAGTAACATTGATCGGCACCCGCACATGAGTTTTCTGATCGATCCCTATCGCTTCGCTACGGCTGCCGTGGGGCCGACGCTTGTCTATCGGGGCGTCTTCGGCAGCTCGACGGCAACCACCATCAGCACCAGCAGCATCGACATCGGGGCGGCGAGCGGGACGCGCCTGGTCATCGTCACCGATGGACATACCCGCAGCACGGCGACATCTCGTCAGATCAGTTCGGGGGCGATCGACGGCAGCGCCGCCACCATCGCCGTCCAGACAGTGCCCAACGGCACGTCGGGAGCAGGAGCGGGCATCCTTTATCGCGCGATAACGACCGGCGGCCTGATCACCATCAGCGTCACGCTCAACGGCCTGCCCAGCTCTCATAATGCGGCTGTCTATACGCTCGAAGGCTACAGCTCCGCCACGCCATCCGACACGGCAAGCGCGCTTGGCAACGAGGCTGCCACCACCATCGATTTTCCGTCGCTCGGTGCCGTGGTCGGCGTGACCACCAACAACGGCGGCGCCGTGGTCACCTGGACAGGTCTTGCGACAGTCAATGTGACAACGGGCGGCCGTAGCCATGCCAGTTCATCCAACACCACGGCGGGAAGCAATGTTGCGGTCTCGGTTAGCAGTGCTGCCAGCGACGAGGCGCTTGCGGTCGCGGCGTGGCTGTAACGCCTCCACCGCCGCCGACGACTGTCACCGCCGGCCTCAGTTTCCTCGAACGACTGACGCCCAAAAATGCCCTGGCTATCCTTCTCCTGCTCTGTGGCCTGGTGCCGGCTTACGTGGTCTATCGCCTGGTCACCGATCCCGCCCTTCTGGATCGTTTCCTTAGCGCCTACGCCGTCGAGCCGACCAGCACCGCCTGCCGCATTGTCAGGGCCAGGGAGCGGGGCGAGGATTTTAGTTATGCCGTCACCACCGGCATCGCTTTCGAGGGCCAGACCCGGTACACGATCGGCGCCATCATGAGCCGGCTGCCGACTGAGGAAGAACAGCAGACGCTGTGCGTCATCCTGCAGACGATGATCGATGCGCTGCATGGATTGGGGCCACCGCCGGATGTAATTTGGCAGGTCGAGGACATCCAGGGACGCGAGGGAGAAAAGGGTGAGCGGTGAGGCTGCGACGATATGTTTTTATATTTCCGACGCTGCTGCTCGCCACCTGCTCGATGCAGACGGTGCGGCTGACCCGCGAGCAGTGCCGGCTGCTCGAGCGCTGGTATCCGAACACCTGCAATCTCGACTACGGCAGCCGGCCCGCAGAACGCCGCAGCGAGGCCCGTCCAGCGCGATCTCCCCGCGAGGGCGGTAATGGTGCTCGAACCGGCAACAACGCTGCTGGTGGCCGCAGCAGTGGCGGTGGTGGCACTGCTGGCGCTGATGGTGGTGCGGGAGCCGGTGCCGGTAGCGGTGGCGGCGCTGGTCCTGGCGGGGGCGGCCCTGATGATGGTGGCGGCGCTGGCGGCGGCGGAACTCCGCCAGGCGGTGGCAGCGGAGGCGGAGGCGGCTCTGGTGGCGGCGGAAATCCTGGTGGATCGGGCGACCACAACCGTGGTCATGGAAACGATCCCGGCCATTCCGACAGCGACAATCCCGGCAAGGGCAAGGGTCACGACAAGAAATGAAAGGAAGTAGCCATGGTGACTATCCTCATCCATATCCTCATTATCGGCCTGATCGTCGGCCTGATCTTCTGGGCGGCGGACTACGTCCCATTCCCGGAGCCGTTGAATAAAATCGCGAAGATCGTCTCAATGGTCATCGGCATCCTCATTATCGTCCTGGATCTCTTGGCCCTGACCGGCGTCGACATCGGGATGCAGATCCCACGCTAAAAGAAAAAACCGGCCGCCAGGGAAAGGGGCTTCACCCTGGCGGGCCGGTGAGTTGGCGGGTCTCGCTGGATCCCGCCACGGCGTTTTTATAGCTTGGCTAACCCCTGCAACAAAGTGCGAACATCGCCTGGCTAACCCTCTTGTAACATCTTGATTTCCTTGCAACGCCATGTTGACCAATGGAATATTTTGTCACTTTGATCTCAATGGGTTAGAGGCCGGTTCGCCAAGGTTCGCCAAATCGGGTTCGCCAAGCCTCATTTCTGTTGCTCATCGAGAACGCGTTCGACCAGGCGGGCGAGCGATTCACGCCACCCGATCCCATCGCCCATTGACATGACGGCTTCACGATCATTTTGCGTGAGCGTCCGTTTCCCGGTGACGATGGCGTCGACGACAGTCCCGACGCCGACCGGACGATCCTGGGTCTGCAGCAACGTGATCGTCTCGGCAATAACACGACGGCGCCGGTGGTGCACTGTTTCTGTCGAGATTGGATCAAAGAGAGGCACACGCCTTGGCGGCGGCGCCGGCTCGGCCACCTCTGGTTCGCCGACGATGATCTCGAAACCCTTGTCATCGGTGAACTTGATTGAGCTGATCGGTATGCCGGCCTGCTTGGCGCATGCCAGTGCCACCAGCAGGTCGCGTTTCCGGAAGGCGGCATAGCGGGCCATTATTTCACCACCTTCAGGTCCGGCTTTCTGAGCAGCTGCTCCATTGCCGCCATCTTGCGCATGCCCTTCACCGCCAGCCGCATCTTGTCGGCGTCCTTGGTGTAGAGCGCGGCGTGCTCAATGCTGGTGTGTCCAAGCACTTCCATGATTTCCCGCGTCGTGGCGTCGGCCTCGGCCAGTTTGACGCCCAGCGCTTTCCGCAATCCATGCATCGAATAGCCGGAAGGCACGCCGGCCTGTCCCGCCCACTTGATCATCGCGGTGGCCAGCGCATTGTCGCTGAAGGTGCGGCCGAGCCGCGATACCAGCACCCGTTCGCTCGAGCGGTCCAGCGGTGCCAGGGCGCTGGCCAGCATCGGCGTCAGCGGCAGGAACATCTCGCGGCCGTAATTGTTGCGGCCCTTGTGCTGGACGAACTCGAAGCCCTCGATCCGGACCGCCTCGCCATCGACCACGAAGGTCTTGGCCTTCAGCTGGTCCCAGCGCAGCCGGGCGACGTCGCTGGCCCGGTTGCCCAGCCAGAGGCCGAGCGCATAGGCGGTGCGCGGTGGTGTGCCGATTGGCCAGCGGCGCTCGAAGGCGTCCATCATGTCCTCGGTCCACGCCGGCCAGCCGTCGCGCGGTGGATTGTATTTCAGCGTCGAGGTCGGATCGGTGTCGATCCATTCCTCGTCGAGCGCGACATTGGTCAGTTTGCGGATTGCCTTCAACGCCACCTTGGCCGCATGCGGCGTCTCGGCCATCGTTTCAAGATAGGCCTTGATATGTTTGCGCCTGAGATCGGCCACCGGCTGGTCGCCGATCGGCCGCCCGCCATGGGTCAAAAAATTCTCGATGTGGCGGCTGTTGGTGGCTCTGGTGGTGTCGGCCAGTTTCTGCCATCCGGCAGTCCTCCGTAGCAGTACATAGGCGGCGCGCAATGACTCCGGCAGCGCGGCAGTGTTCAACCGCACCAGTTGTCCCTGGCGCGGCTGCGGCTGGCCATAAATGGCCTTCTCATAGGCGGCGTCGAAGTCCGGCGAGTGCGGCTCACCGGGAAGGTTCACCGGCTGCAGGCCGCTCTTGCGGAAGCGCCAGCGGGTCTTGCCATGGCGGTCCTCGTAGGACGAGACGCCGGGATAATCCGGATGTTTCATTTCGATTCAATCCACTTGCCCAGTTGAGACTCGGATGCAGGCTGCTTGGCGAGCGCTGGCCGCTCCTGATGCGACAGGCTCCAGGCGAGGCAACCCACCCAGCCGATGAAGGTCCAGCCGAAAAACAGATTGACGATGAAGATCGGATCCCTGTTCTTGTGCTTGCGTGCCGACGCGATGATCCCCGGCAGGAGATAAAGCGCTCCCAGGATCAAGAGTCCGATGTTGCTGCTATCTTCCATTTCATTTCCCCCTCTGATGTTGATTATTTCGCGCGTTCCAATGCGGTGATGCGCTGCGTTTTGACAAGGAATTCCCGGGTCTTCATTGCTGTGGAATCACAATGATGATGGTCTGATTGGACGGCTGGGTGGGACGGTTGATGGTCCACGCCGGCTTTCTGGTCGGCGTCCATTCCGGGTTTGCGGAGAGTTGCCTCCGGTGAGATCGAACGGGCGGCGACTGGTCCTGGGTTTGGGTCTCAACCGGTTGCTTCGGTGCCCAGTATCCCTCGGTACCGAACTTGGTGGTGAATTGGTCCGCCTCCGCCGGGGTGGCCAGCAGGAGGGTAAGCAGTAGAAAGCGCTTCATTCCTTTTCGTCCTTTTCTCATCTTGGTTGATTATTTCGTGCGTTCCAGCGCGGTGATGCGCTGGCCGTGGCCATCGACGATCATGCGCAATCCCTCGACGCGGGAATCAGTGCCGCGCATCATGTGAAAGGCGCCGTCGATCTCGGCGCGCATGGCATCGACGGAGTCGCGCAAGCCGCGCACCTCGCCGATCAGCGTCTCCATCTGCTTTCCAAGCAGTTCAAGCGTGACTGTCATTTCTTTTCCTCAAGCGGCATCGTTTCCATGGCGATGCGCAGCAGTTTCTCATAGGTGAAGCCGCGCCCCTGCTCGATGCCGTCCAAGGTGCGCTTGGATATGCCGAGCACCTCGGCGGCGATGCGGGCTGGCACCTTGCCGCGCCACTCCTTTACGTCGTACGCGAGGTGCTCGGCCTTCGAGCTGCCGGTGTTTATCCGTAGTCGTTGCATGGGTGTCTCCGTTTGTTGACACACCACAGACATACGCACTCTGCGCACAACACGCAAGCGGAACGAATACGCAACACGAGTATTTTTTCAGGACGCCTTGATGCCGAAGAACCCATCCAGCCGATTGCCGCTGTTCTGGTGCGGCAATTCGGAAAACGCGATGTCGATCTCGGTGCGGTCCCAGATGGTGCGGGAATTGACCTGGCGCGGTTTCGGCATCCGCCGATCGGCAATCATCTCGTCGAACAGCCGCGGGCTGACGCCGACATAGCGCGCCGCTTCTTCGCGGGACAGGCCGCGCGGGGGATAAGAAAGCGGATCCGGCTTCAGGGTCACGCCGTGCCTTTCACCGATGCCAGTGCCTTGTGGATGGCCGTGATGAATTCCGGCAGGCCGGCGCTGTCAACGTCAGGGTCGTCAACGTGCGCCTCCAGGAAGGCTAGCATCTCCTCGGCTTTCGCCACATCCATCGAATAGGTGCTGCCGTCAAAGGTGACGATGACTTTCCGGCTGTCATGCGGATGGCGTCTGATCGAAGGATCCGGCATCACTTCATCCCTTCCAGGAACTTCCGCGCGCTATCCGGCTTCAATTGGCCGCGCGCCACCTTCACCGCCGTCTCAAACAGCGCCTTGTGAAACTCCATGTCGCCTTTCAGTTGCTCGGCGGCCATGCGCGGCCCAAAACCGTCGATCTTGGCCACCCGGTCCTCGGCGTCGAGTTCCTCGTCCTCGGCGATTTCGAGCAGCAGTTCCAGCACATTCGAGCGGCGCAGGGCGGCAGCAGCGAGGTCGTGCGCTGAGGGGGTGGAACCTTCGCTGCTGCCTTCGGCGTCGGCTGGGGGGCGAATGGTGACGCCTGGGTCGGAGTCTACCACGCTGCTGCCGAAATCGGGAATGCTGTCGTCGGGCGGCGGGCCGGGCTGCGGCGCCGGCTTCACGTCGGCCATCTCCTCGGCCACGCCGAGGCCGCGCAGCACATCGGCAAAGCCGTCCCTGAGCGCAAAGGCGCGGGCACGCATGGCCAGCATCCTCTGTGGGTAATGTTCCCACGGTCCCTTGCGCGTCCACAGTCCGGCCTTCTTGGCGTCGGCAACGGAAAACTGGCGGATGGTGTCGGTATTCTCGCCACGACGGCGCACGCGGCAGGTCGCGGTCATCGCCTCGCCCTGGCCGTCGAGCCGCTCCTGCATGTCAACGAGCATCCCGGAGGCGCGGACCAGCGCCAGCGCGCCGTCGCCATAGATCGATGGCCGGTTATTGATGATGGCGATCGACTGGATGGCCTGCATCGGCGGCAAGCCCACCTCCATGCCGGCGAGAATGGCAATGGTGATCTTTTCCGGCGATTCCAGTCCCGGCGGCTGCATGCCGGCCTTGGCGATCGCCGAGGCTATGCGCCAGGCGCCTTCAAAGTCCTGCGGGATGATCGGGCGGATGGCACCGCCGGACACCAGCGCCGGCAAACGGGTTTCGGGGGTGTTCATCGGGTATCCTCCCTCAATATTGCAAGGCCGGCCTCGGTGATGCGCTCGCCGGCAGCCCGCGCATGTTCCCAGAAAGGTTCGGGCACGCACGCCTTGGCCTCGTCCATCGTCATGTCCCGGCCTTCATATCGATAATTCCATTCCGTCCAGCCGACTTGGTGACAGAAGAAGCCAGTGGGTCCGTGCTGGCGTTCGTGCGGTCCTTGTTCGGCTAGCAATTCCAGCCAAGCGCGACGAGCATATGTAAGCTTCATATCGCTCTCGCCTCCTCGCGTATCACCAGGCCCGGCGTCTCGGCATGCGCGCGGGCCAGTTGGTTCGCCACCTTCTGCAGCGCCTCGCGGACTTCCGGCCGATCCTTGACGGCGCCGAAAAAAAGCTCGGCGTTGACGATCTCGCCGACATAGACCCGCCGCAGCGATACTTTGGCGCCGGTGCGGCCAGCCGATGGTTCGTGGCTGTCAAGCCAAGGCTGCAGGTGTTTTTTCAACAGGGTGACAGTTTCTGTCACCCCATCGCGGAATCGCCAGCGATCATCGACTTCGCGGCCGGCTTCCAGGTGCGGCCGCTTCTCCTTCGTATGCTCCAGGTCGGCGCGCTGGCGCAGTCCGGACAGCCGCTTGGTCATGATGGCGATCTGGTCGGCAATGTCCTGGCTGAGATCCTTGGCCATCAGATCGCGGGCGATCTCCTGCTCGGCCTCGAATTCCAGCAGCAGCTGCTCACGCAGATCAGTCGACAAGTTATGGCCCAGTGCCGGCGCCGGCGGCTCGTCGGCAAAGCCGTTGCCGGCAATGGCGTCCTGGTAGGCAGCATAGGAAATCGGATGCCGGCAGCAGCGGTGCCAGATGTCGCCCATCTTCAGCGGCTCGACGAGGCGGCCGTCGACCTGGCAGCACAGCAGCGCAGCATCGTCGAAGAAGAACGCCACCGGTGCCCAGCGGTCGAGCCGTTTGTCGAAGAGCCTATAGAAGCCAATCTCTGGCGCATCGACGAACAGCGGCAGCTCATAGGTGCCGATCAGTCCCGGCGCCTGGATGGCGCGCTTCCAGAACAGCCAGGGGTCGGGTTCATCGCGCTCGATCATGTCAGCAACGCCCACAGGATGATCGCCCAGAGTGCAGTGCTAATGAAAAGACCGTTGACGATACCTCTGACAGGATCGCTCATCGCCGTTCCTTCCCAAGCGGAAAGAAACAGACTAACGGTAAATTAACCTAACGGCAACCGGCTTGGGTAAAAAAACCGCGATTGCATTTCGATTACAAATCGGTACGCGACTTTTTGACACGTCCGATGATAGTCGTCGGCTCAATGAGGACGACCGGCTTATTAAACTGCGGATCGGTTGAGACACCTTCCCAGAAATGCGGTGGGCGAAAGCGTCGGTAGAGCGCTTCGGTTGCGGTGCCGATGAGATAATACTTGAACGGCTCCAGGCGGCGATCACGGCGATTGACGAAAATGATCGAGTCGTGTGGTGAAACGAGGTTCATGACATTGCCGCTCACCCGAAGCGCGATCCAGTTGCCCTGTATGTCAAGATCAACCACGCGCACGACACGGGACATGTCCTGCGCCAGGATCGGGGCGCCCGAAATTCCCAGCTTTGCTGCGCTTTCCCATGAAATCAGCGGCACGTCGATGACGGTCGGTGCATCGATATAGTCGTCGCTGAGTTCTTCCGATCCCCGCTCTTCCAAAAGCCAGCTGACGGTCGTCTGCAGCACCGGAGCCAACGCGGCGATGGTGCTGGTGTTCACGCCGGCGCCCAGCTTGCCGGACTCAACCGTTCTGCGCATGTTTCTGATGGCGTCCTGGCTGAGTCCGGCAGCGATCGCCGCCCGCGATTCGGAAAGCCCCACCTTTTCCAAGCGCTTCTGAATCCGAAACAGCACATCCGCCAGCATGCCGGTATTTCTAGCGGGGCAATCGGTGCTGTCATTTGGTAAGTCAACCGTTGACACACTCGGTAAATTAACCGAATGTGTCAGATCATGCTGGACATCGATCATCTGCTCGACGTCGCTGACGCCTAC